TTACATTACTTAATCAAAGATTTGACGTTCTTGAAATCCGTAGGGAGAGAAGGAACAAAGATTGATGGTCAGTATGAACAATTGTCTGGTGATCCATTCACGGCTATATTGAATTCTATTAGAAACTTGTTTATGCATTATAGAGCATATAGGGGTACGAAAGTTGAAGGAATCTTTCTCTCGCCTGAAGAAGCTTGGCAAAGAATTCTAGATTTGGTTATTGTAGGAGGAGATGATGGAGGTGCTGGAGATATGGAGGAAGGACCAGTCACTAGTGCATGTAAATCAGTAGGACAGGTTTTGGAGTATGAATTTGTTAAAGTAGGTGATCCTGGAGTTAATTTTCTTGCTAGATATTATACACGTGATGTATGGTATGGCGATATTAACACCTGTTGTGACCTGAAAAGACAAATAATCAAATTTCACTTGTCATCACCCTTGGCTAATTCAGTTACCCCACTGGAGAAACTAAAACAAAAGGCAATAAGCTTCAACTTAAGTGATGGAAATTCACCACTGTTTGGCCCATATTGTAAAAGAGTTTTAGAATTAACTAGTGATGTGGTATTGACCAAGGAGTCTGAATCTATAAGAACTTGGATCTCAACACAAGGACCAGTACCTAACGATGTTAGGGTTGACTATTGGGAATTATTGCAAAATCAATTACCAAATGTTGCTGCTGCCTATGATGATTTCTTGGATTGGTTAGACAGATGCCAAACTGCCACTGATTTACTATCCCCTATTTTGTTACAACCTATGGAGGCCCCGAAGCCTCACCCTACTGTCGCTGTAGTAGTGGATGGTATGATGTTACAACCTAGTGCCCCTATCATTTTGGAAGAAGAGGAAAAGACGAATGTTAATCCTGAACCAAAGAAACCTAGCTTAGTTGAGAAGGTTGAAATACCAACTAAGACCACCCCTAAGAAGAAAGCTGCCCCCTTAGGAACCAAAACAAAACTCAAACCTGTTCATGTACCAGTAGAAGGAGTGGACTATGTTGTTTTGGATGCTCCAGCTGTTGATAATATTAAATTTAACTCTAAACTCACTCATTCCTATAAGTTTGGTGATTTTGGCATTAATATTGATCCAGCTAAGGCTGAAAGACCTACCATCAAGTTAGTCCCTAAAAGACCCTTGGCGGAGGCACCCCCTGGCAGGAGAGGTTAGTTAATTCTAACTTCTCTCGGTCCCTGCATAGTGAAAACACTATTTTACTTCTATGTCTCTTCAACATCAATCTTCGCAGGATAACCGTGAAAAGTGAATCAAGATTACTGATATAACAACTTCTACAAAATATATCCAAACTCATTCAACATGCCCAACACAAAGAAAAAGACTATCCGTCCAAAGAACAAAGCGGCCTTTAAAGGTCGCGGCGATTACTCTGCAGATATTCTTTCCATTGAAAAACCATTACCTCGATTAGAGGCCAAATTGGACCATTTAGAAAAGACCCTTAGTCAAACAAACAACAAAACTTCCTCATTATCCTCAACCCTCGGGCGCTCCCTCGGAGCTCTTGTCGGCCAAAGTGATCTTGGTGGTAGTCTTGGTGATCTTGCAGGCAAAGGCTTATCCAAGTGGTTTGGCAAAGGTGACTACAATATTAAATCAAATTCTCTCATTCATGGTGACATGCGCCAGATGCAAACTGCAAAGTTTTCGTCTTCTGGCAAGCGTGGTACTAGAATAATTGAACGTGAATTTATTGGCAATGTCACCGCGTCATCCGTCACAGGCCAATTTGCGAATAATGTTTACCCAATTAATCCACTCAGTCGTGTCACATTTCCCTGGCTATCCGGCATTGCTACGCAATACGACCAATGGGAACCCGACGGAATAATTTTCGAATACATTTCAACATCATCTGAATTCAATGGTAGTAGTCAAGCCCTTGGAGCAATAATCGCTGCCACCGATTATAACTCTGAGGACTCCATTTACACAACAAAACAACAAATGGAGAATTCAGACTACGCTTGTTCAACAAAGACATCCAGCAACTTACAACATGGTATCGAGTGTGATCCATCAGAACGTCCAACCTTAGTGCTCTATACTAGTTCCACTGTAGTTAACTCATCCTCTCTAGGTAATTTTCAAATTGCCTCTGAAGGGTGTTCAACCGCTAGTGTAAAGCTAGGAGAGCTTTGGGTAACCTATGATATCACTTTTTACAAGAAACAACTCTCAAATCCAATGAGTGACTCCTATTTCTTCCACGGATTTTCACCGTCAGTTACAGTCGGCACAGGCTACTTAACTAACATGGTAATCCAAGGACAAAATGGAGGTTTCACCCTATTCCAAATTATTGGTACGGGCTCACGTATTCTCTTTCCACCCTTTGCATCTACTGGACAATATATTGTATCTCTTGTCGCCAACAACTCATCTGCCACTAATATGGTCCCAAGCGTTTCATCTGGTTGCACAGCCACAGGTTCTTTTACCTCCGTAACAGGAGCTAGTTGCACTTATACTGCTGCATTCACATTAAACTCTGTCGGAGCATACATCCAATGGGGACTCCTAGTCGGAACTGATTCTAACTCTGTTAATCTTTTCGTCTCAGAAGTCAATCCTCGACAATTTACCTAATTTATCTTATAATCGGACCTTGATATGTCTATAAACTATCACTTTGGTGCTTTATCCAGAGGTCAGGCTCACTCCTGACATTAGCACATGCCTCCTTCGGGTTGCAGAGCGGGC